GCCAATAGCAGCAAGCGCCCAATTGAAAATGTCCACGACAGAGGTGCTCATTCGGCAGGTTCCTTCGGGGGAGGCGGGGGTGCCGCCGGATCAGGCGGAGGAAGGTCTACTTGATCCGGCGGCGCAGAAGGGGCGAGGGTCCGTCCCTTCTTTTTATCTATCGAGCGGGAGAAGTTGCTCACTTCTTCGGCGCAGGCTTTGCCTGTGGCTCGTTGAAGATGGCGAGCGGGTCGGTAGCTTTTTCAAGCTCCTTGGCCGCCTCTTCCACCTTTGGCAGGAGTTCCGCAATGCGAGCCTGCTCAGCGGCGATTGCGTCGTCACGCTCTTTGGCCGCAGCTTCGTCACGTTTGGTTTCCGCTTCCGCAGAAGCCTTCGCCTTTTCTTCCCGTTCCGCGTCCGTCAGCGTGGCAGCGGTTCCGGTGTTGAGGTTGATCTGATGCGTTGGGCCTGCACCCAGTGCGTCCATCAACTGCTCTTCCGCAGGCTTGGCGCCGAAGCCAGCCTTTGGAGTGTTGGAGGCTACCGGCAGTGTGCCGGTGGGGGAAAGCACCACGGCGGAAGAGGGCAGGTCGCTTTCTTCGCCGTTGTACTCGATGACGCCCTGCTTGTGATAGCCGGCGCCGTCGAACCAGTCGTTTGCGAGTTTTACCAACATTAGAATGCTGCCTTAGGATAAGTCCGCCAGCCAGCCTTATCCTTGGTCAGGAAGGCGTTGATCTTGCCTGCGGTGGTTGCGGTTGTGCCGGTGACTACGAGGATGCCAAGGTAGCGTTCGTAGGTGGCGCCGAGGGGCAGTGCGACGACGATAACGATAGCGCCGGCGTTGAGGCGTGGGTCGTTCGAGGCGGCCGCGTTGGTGACGAGGGTGCCGGTCGAAAAGTGCTTCGTGGCAGTACCGTCAACGGCAATTGCGGCCTGTGCGTCGGAGCACAGCTGGAACTCAATCGTACCGGCAATACCGCCAGTGATGACTTCCGTGTCGACGGTGATGACGAGGAACATTTCCTCGCCATTACCGATGTCGCGGGCAGGGAGGCCAAGGTCCATAACGTCACCGACCAAGGCAGTACCGGCCGCGGCAGCCACCGACAAAGCGTCGGCGAATTCTTCGCGCTTACTCATAATCATGTTCGGGGCTCCTTAAACCACACGAGCTTCGTCGGCGCCGAGAACGTCGAGACGCTTGATCGGAATACCGTCGTAGGTTGGGATATAACGGCCCTGAACCTGCTCCATCGTCAGGGTCGAGTTTTTGACTGCGTTCTTCATCTGCTTACGCAGGAAGGCGCGAACGTGGCGTGGCATGTACCAAACCAGGTTGGTGGAACCTTCAGTGCCGGTGGGCAGGCGCTCGAGTGCGTCGTCCATGAAGTTCAGCAGGTTGGCGCCGGTGGTGGCATCGCCGATGAGCAGCGACTTGTCGATGTTCGCAATGCGAACGATGTAGCGCCAGTCGCGGACGGTGAGGCCAGCATCCTGACGGTAGTGAGTGCGGTAGGCTTCCATACGCCCGCCGTTGCCATCGACGTTTTCGATCGTCACCTGGCCCTTGTCGGTCATCTGCAGACCGGCGTTCGAGCCCTTGGGGATGATGCCGTGGACCGAGTTCGGGCCCCAGCCGATCAGCCAGATGCTGGCGTTGTCAGTGCCGGTGCCGCCAGCGTCGATGATGTTGTCGGCGTTACCTGCGGTAAGCGAATTGTAGCGAGGGGCCAGGCCGGTAAAGGCTTCGGGCTCGGTACCTTCGTTGCCGTAGATGATCGTGCGAGTCAGCTTGTGCGCGAAGCCGGTGATGTGGGCGCGGTTTTCGGAAAGGCGGAACTCATTGGTGTTACCGTTGAGATCGGCCAGCGCCTTGTCGACTTCCGCGTAGTCTTCCAGCATACCGGTGTTGTCGGTGATCTGAGCGGTCGTGGACTTGGTGGGCTGGACGCCGCCGTAGAGCTTGCGCCAGGTTGGTTCAGGCAGGCCGGTGCGCACTGTGGTGCGGTGGCCGGTCGGGAGGTTGCCCTCAACCCACGACATGTCTTCGAGGATCGAAGTGTCCTGAGTAAGAAGCTCGACGATGGCGGCAATTTTGCCATCAGGGTCGGTGCGGGATGCGAAATCCTGCAGAGTCGGGTGGATAGTGGCAAGGACTGCCATTCAGTTGCTCCTTCAGAAGCGGGGTGTTAACCGTAAATACGGTCAGCAGAAGATTTCCTTGCGCCGCCGTTACCCGGATTGCCGGGATCGAGAGGGCTTGGTTCTTTAAGCTGGCCGACAAGCGTGGAAAGGAACCGGACGATGTGAGGGTTGTTACCCGCGCCCGATTTGTCGAAGGCTGCGCGCGCTTCCGGAGTCGCAAAGCGGTTCATCAGTGTGCCGATGCCCGCGATGGTGGCCGCAAGGTTTGCGCCGCCGAGTACTGGGTCAGCGGCAACTTCCGCCTGCCAGTTTGCCTGCTCATCATTCCACGCTTGACTACCCGCTTCCGAGGACTTCGTGGTCAGACTTGCTTGCAAGGAGATCAGGGCGTTCGCGCGATCGGTTGCGGAAAGCTCCTGGTTGTTTAGGATTGTGAGAAGGGAAGCGCCGTCAGCGGCGTCGAGCGTGAAGCCCTCCGGCATGACGAATGAGTCGGCGGTCAGCGGGACAAATGCCGGCGGCTGCTCAGAGGTAAAGGAGGGTGTTGGAGGCGTTGGCGTCGTCGTCGCCGGAGGCGAAGAGATCTGTTCCGTCGGCAATTCGCTTGGCTGACTCGTTACGTCGCTCATTTTCGTTCTTCCTCTCAAGTTGAAGCTCAGCAAAGCCGAGCGGGTTTACGTCAATCACTCGGGCCAGAATGGCCGAACCGACATTCATTTCTCCGGCCTGAAAGGCCATGGTCGTCACGTCAGGGGAGAACGGGTTGACGCCGTACTTCCCGATCTGCAATAGCCACCACAGGAACTTTTTACCCTTCGCCGAGGCGAGCATTCCGGCAATGAAACTGTCGATGTCGGCTTCGTCGAGTGCTGCGTATTTAGTGTATTCACGATTGAGGCGTTCTGCCTCCTTGTCGTCGTGTTGGGCCATTGTCGCTCCTTCGCGCGCGTGGGTCAAGTGATTGGTTCAAGCCATACCGTTGCTAATCGCCGCATCATTTTGTTGTGGGGGCCCCGGCTCGGGTTTGACAATCCAGGTCCCCCCACACCCCCAAGATGTGCGCCGGGGCCGTTCCGGCCCTCGTCGCCCTGGGGGTTGAGTGTGGCGGGGGGACCAATTGGATTTTCAACCGCGTTGCGGTACACCCGGCCCTCCCCTTCAAAAAATGCGAGCGCCCGATGGGGCGAATGCTGCTTAGTATGACATTGCATGACGCGTCAGCCCAACATCTTCTGCAGTGCGTTAACGCCTCCGCCGACGTCAGTGCGCGAAAGCGTTTCCGCTCCCTGCGCCATTTGGCCCATCGTGTCCATGCCAGCGGCTTGGTCTTGCGCCTTCGCACGAACCTGGCGAAGCTTGGTGGTAGTGTTGCGGGAATTGATGTCCTTGCTTCGCACCCCGATGGCGTCGGCGTAACCGCGGATGAGTTCGTCCCAGTTTGGAATGTCGGCGATTTCCGGGCGCAAGGCCGCAAGACTGCCGACAATCTGCATCAGGCGTTCCGTTGGCACAGCGCTTACGGCGCTTTGGGCGGTCGACAGGATCGACACATATTGGATTTCCAGGTTCGCGTCCTGGATTTGCTGCGGCGCTTCCGGGATCAGCCCGCGCCGTTCCATGATGGAGTAGATGCGGCGGATGGCCGGGTCGAGCGCCTCGTTCTCGAAGCGTTCCAGCACCGGGCCAAGAAGCACCAGCTTCTCTTCCCGCCTCGCGTCGATCTCGGCCGCGCTGCGTACGGTGTCAAGCTGCGAGATCATCATAAACAGTTCGTTGTGGAAGATGTCCCGGATGCGCGAGCGGATGTCCATGATGTCCGCCGACATTTCACCCAGCGGGGGGTTCACGGTGTAGATCGGCTTCACGCCTACGTTGTTGATCCCGTGCACGTAGGTGATGCCGTTTGGCATAAGCGCGGTCGGCTTGTGCTGCAGTTGCACGTCGGCGATGACCGGAGGCTTGACCATCTTGTCGAGGCCCTGGGCCTTAAGCTTGGTTTCCACCTGCAGTTGGATAACGTCGGGCAGGGCGTCCATCGCCGGACTGCTGCCGTACGCGTCGTTTGCAAGAAGCTCCCACCGCGGCGCGATGACAGGGAAGTCGTAGAAGCCGCGGAGGTCGAGCACCTTGCCCTCGCTTCCG